ACCTGATGATTGAACCGGCCCGGGCCTGGCAAAGGCCCGGCATCCGCCCGCTTTAGCCGGGCGATTCCAGACCACCATCATGCGTTCGGGCTTTGGCCGCCGGGCCGGGGACGGAACAGCCATGTCTGAGGACAGAGGAGCAGGTTCGCAATGAAATTCGACTTTCTGTGGCGCGGGCGGGCGCAGGCACCGGAACACAAGGCCTCGGCCACGGGCGCGCTTGTGACGTTCCGGGGCGGCGGCCGCGCGGTTTGGAGTCCGAGGGACACGGTTTCGCTGACGCGGACCGGTTTTCAAAGCAATCCGGTGGCCTTTCGCGCGGTGAAGCTGATTGCCGAAGCCGCGTCGGCGCTGCCGCTGATCCTGCAGGACCGCGACCGGCGCTATGAGACGCATCCCGTGCTGGAGCTGATCCGGCGACCGAATGCGGCACAGGGACGTGCCGATCTGTTCGAAGCGCTGTACGGGTTTCTGCTGCTGTCAGGCAACGGCTATCTGGAGGCTGTGCCGGGTGGAGCGGCCCTGCCGGGAGAGGTGCATGTGCTGCGGCCAGACCGAATGAGTCTGGTTCCGGGGGCGGATGGTTGGCCCGCTGCCTATGACTATGCCGTGGGCGGGCGGACGCACCGGTTTCCGATGTTGGGGGGGCCGCCGCCGATCTGTCACATCCGGTCGTTCCATCCGCAGGATGACCATTACGGCTTTTCGCCATTGCAGGCGGCGGGCGTGGCATTGGATGTGCACAATTCCGCATCGGCCTGGTCAAAGGCGCTGCTCGACAATGCCGCCCGGCCTTCAGGCGCAATTGTCTACCGGGGCGTGGATGGGCAGGGCAACCTGAGCGCCGATCAGTATGACCGGCTGGTGAGCGAGATGGAAAGCCATCATCAGGGCGCGCGCAATGCGGGCCGTCCGATGCTGCTGGAAGGGGGGCTGGACTGGAAGCCGATGGGCTTTTCGCCGTCTGACATGGAGTTCCAGCAAACCAAAGAAGCGGCGGCGCGCGAAATTGCAATGGCTTTCGGAATTCCACCGATGCTGTTGGGGATACCGGGTGAGGCGACCTATGCCAATTATCAGGAGGCTCATCGCGCCTTCTACCGGCTGACGGTACTGCCGCTTGCAGGCAAGGTGACGGCCGCGATTTCACACTGGCTGTCGACCTTTACCGGGGAAGAGGTGGAGTTGCGCCCCGATCCCGATCAGGTGCCGGCCCTGGCTGCAGAGCGCGACCAGCACTGGGCGCGCGTCGGGGCAGCGGATTTCCTGAGCCCGGCAGAAAAGCGGGCCGCCCTGGGCCTGCCGCCGCTGGCGGAGGGCTGAGCATGCGGGACGCGGGCGGGGGATCACGGTTTCTGTATGACAGCTTTGACGCGGCTGCCGCGAAGATCGAGGCGAATGAGCGGGTGGCGCAGGAACGCTGGGCCGCGCTGGAGTTTCGCCTGGGCCAGATCGACGCGGCGCTGGAGCGGCTGGAAAAGCGCATCTGGGTAGGAGTTTTCGGCGTGGCCTGCTTTCTGCTGGCGCAGATGGCAGAGGCCGTGATTGCGGCAGCGATGAGGTAGCAGCGACATGGATGACAGGATACAGGCGGGCGCGCCGGAGCGAAAGTTCCATCGCCCGGAGGCCGGGATCACGGTGACTGACGGATCGCGGGTTGAAGGCTATGCCTCGATCTTCGGGCGGCGGGACCAGGGCGGGGATGTGGTGGGGCGCGGCGCTTATGCCGCATCGCTTGCGGCCCTGGCGGCATCGGGCCGGCGGGTCAAGATGCTGTGGCAGCACGATCCGGCGCAGCCCATCGGGGTATGGGACGAGGTACGCGAGGATGCCACGGGCCTGTATGTCAAGGGGCGCATCCTGACGGATGTTGCGCGCGGGCAGGAGGCGGCTGCCCTGCTGGCGGCGGGCGCGATTGATGGGCTGTCCATCGGGTATCGCACCCTGCGGGCTGAGCGGGACGCCAAGGGGCAGCGGCTGCTGCAGGAATTGGACCTTTGGGAAGTGTCTCTGGTGACCTTTCCCATGCTGGCCGAAGCGCGGGTTCAGGCGAAGGCCGACCCTGCCGCCGGGGCTGACTGGAGCGCGCTGGCGAAGCTGTTCGAGCAGGCGCGCCGCGATCTGGCCGCGCGCTGACGCGGCCTAAACACGGGGGACAAGATGAGTGAGACCAAAACCCGGCCCGCGGCACATCGCCCCGGAGCCGCTGGACCGGCTGAACAGGCGACCGAAGCGTTGTCTGGTTTTCTGCAGGAATTCAATGGCTTTCAAGCCGAAGTGACATCTGCGTTGCATCAACAGGAAGAGCGACTGACCATGCTTCAAGCCAAGACGATGACCTATGGGCGCCCGATACTTTCGACCGCTGTCGAAACCGAGGAGCCGCACAAGAAGGCCTTCAACGCCTATCTGCGCCACGGCGATGACGAGGCGCTGCGGGGCCTTGCCCTGGAAGGAAAGGCGCTGAGCACAGCCGTTGCGGGCGACGGCGGCTATCTGGTGGATCCGCGCACGGCGGATACGGTGAAATCGATGCTGGTTGCAACCGGGTCGATCCGGTCGATTGCCAGCGTTGTCACGGTCGACGCCTCGAACTTCGATGTGTTGATTGACCGGTCCGACGTGGGCACAGGATGGGTGACCGAGACCGGATCGGTCAGCGAGACGGCGACGCCGCTGATCGAGCGTATTTCGATCCGGCTGCACCAGCTTGCCGCAATGCCGAAGGCAAGTCAGCGGCTGCTGGATGACAGTGCCTTTGACGTGGAGGGCTGGCTGGCGGAAAAGATCGCCTCGCGCTTCATCCGGTCGGAATCGGCAGCTTTTGTGAACGGCGACGGGGCGGACAAGCCCAAGGGCATCCTGCTGCCGGCCAAGGTTCCGAATTCCGCTTGGACCTGGGGCAGCCTGGGCTATGTGGCCAGTGGTGCTGCTGCGGATTTCCCGACGACCAACGCCGTCGATTGCATCGTGAACCTCGTCTATGCTCTGGCGGCACCCTATCGGGCCAAGGCGACCTTCGTGATGAATTCCAAGACGGCGGGGGCCGTGCGGAAGATGAAGGACGCCGATGGCCGGTTCATGTGGGCTGACGGGCTGGCTGTGGCCGAACCGCCGCGCCTGATGGGCTATCCGGTGCTGATCTGCGAGGACATGCCTGACATTGCCGCCAATGCGCATGCGATTGCCTTTGGCGACTTTGCCGCCGGCTACACAATTGCGGAACGGACAGACCTGCGCATCTTGCGCGATCCGTTCTCGGCCAAGCCGCATGTGCTGTTCTATGCGACCAAGCGCGTGGGGGGCGACATCAGCGACTATGCGGCGATCAAGCTGCTGAAGTTCGCCCTGACCTGACGTCGGACTGGCGCGCCGCCCCTGCACAGGGGCGGCAACCGGTGCGCGGGCGTTGGCTTTCGCCGGGCGGGGGCTGTCTTGCGCACTGAAGCTTTGGCCTTTCGGGAAGCGGAGATGACCCAAATGTTGAACGAGGACACGGCCATTCCGGTCGCGGCTTTGCCGATCGGGGCGATGCGGGACCATTTGCGACTGGGCACCGGCTTTGCCGAGGAGGGATTGCAGGACGGGTTGATCGAAGCCTATCTGCGGGCCGCAATAGCGGTGATCGAGGGGCGGACCGGCAAGGCCCTGTTGCAGCGCGTGTTCCGCTGGGTGTTGGACGACTGGCGTGATCCGGCGGCACAGGCGCTGCCGGTGGCTCCGGTGCGCAGCATTGCTTCGGTCACGCTGAGGGATGGTGCGGGCGGATCAACCGTGCTGGACGCTGGCATCTACCGGGTGATCGCCGATCTGCACCGCCCGCGCCTTGCGCCGACGGGGCAGTTGCTGCCGTCGGTGCCGGGCGGCGGTCAGGTTGAGGTGGTGTTCACGGCAGGGTTCGGGACGGTGTGGAGCGATGTTCCGGCGGACCTGCGGCAGGCGGTGCTGATGCTGGCCGCCGATCTGTACGAGCGGCGCGACGAGATGGGCCTGCGCGAACAGGGCCTGCCCTTTGCCATTCTGTCGCTGATCGAGCGCTGGCGGACGGTGCGGGTTCTGGGCGGGGGTACGGCATGACCCGGGTTTCCCTGTCTCGCCCGCTGGTTCTGGAGGTGTTGCGCACCCGGCCGGACGGGTCGGGTGGCCATGAAGAGCAGTGGCAGGCGCTGGGAACGCTGTGGGCCGAGGTGACGGCAGGCACGGGGCGCGACGCGCCAGTCGAAGAGTTCACCCGGGCATCGGTGACCTACCGGATCACGGTGCGCGGAGCGCCGGTCGGGGCCGAGCAACGCCCACTCCCGGACCAGCGGTTTCGCGACGGATCGCGGCTGTTCCGCATTCTGGCCGTTGCCGAGCGGGATGCGGCGGGGCGGTATCTGCTGTGCTTTGCCCGGGAAGAGGGGACGCCATGAGCTATGGAC